TTAGGTGACCCCACAGATTTTAGTTATAGAGTAAATAAAGTAACAAAAGTGGTTGATGGTGATACAATTGATGTGGTGATAGATTTAGGTTTTGATATAATGTATAAAAGTCGTGTAAGACTATTTGGTATTGATACACCAGAAAGTAGAACTAGAGATAAAACAGAGAAAAAATATGGTTTATTATCTAAAAAATTTCTACAAGATAATCTAAAAAAAGGTAAAATAGTCATAAAAACTCACAAAGATTCAGAAACAGGTAAGTTTGGTAGAATATTAGGGGAGATATTTGTTAACAATATAAATATTAATAAGTTGATGTGTACAAAAGGACACGCAGTTGAATATTACGGACAAAGTAAAACACTAATAGAACAAGCTCATTTAAAAAATAGAAAAAGGCACAAAGTATAATGGCAATCTTACGAGGCGGTAGAAGAATAGGAAACTATGACATTAGACTAGGTATACCTAGAGATAGGTCACTAGATAATGTTGAGGGTGATAGAAGACTAAAACGAGTACAAGGTCCTACACCTGAATCTACTATTGGTAGAGTTATGGGTGCTATCTCACAAGGTGAGGGTTTTGCAAGACCAAATAGATTTATGGTAGATTTTATACTGCCTTCAGGTGTATTTTCTACAGCTAGTCCAAATGCAAACGATTTTGATGATAGTATATTATTTGAGGAAGAAGTAAAAAGAAGCACAAAAGCTGGTGAGTTAAACTCTAGTACAGAGGTACAAAGAGGTTTAAGAGCATTTGTAGAAAGTGTTGATATGCCTGGTCGCACACTAGACACAACAGATTTTACAATATATGGACCTAAAAGGCAAATTGTAACAGGACATAGTTTTAGTGGTGAAATTACAATGACCGTATATTGTGATAAGTATTTAAGACAAAGAGGATTTTTTGAAATGTGGCAAAAGGCTGCATTTGACCAAGGCACAAATAATGTACACTTTTATGATGAGTACACAGGTGGTTTGCGTATCTATCAATTAGGTGCATTTGCTGAAAATGCCGATAGAGATAGAATATCATATGGCGTAGAATTGTTTGAATGTTTTCCTAAAACAATTAGTGCTGTATCATATAATCAAGGTTCAGAGAACGAGATACAAAAGATTTCAGTTTCATTAGCATTTAAAAGTTGGATAAATCTAACATTAGACCAAGTTGGTAGTTATACCGTTGGTGGTGGATTTAAGAAACCAACTGTAATAGGTGCTGATAGAGGATTGATTGGTAATATTTTAAGTAAACTACCAAAAGAAATACAAAGAGCAGGTAGACAAGTTGTAAATGTTATCAGACAAAGAGTACCAATAGGTGCTGTGACCGGTGGTAAAGTATTTCCACCATTATTATAAACTAAAGAGGAGTAAATTATGGCATTACCAGTAGCCAGTACGGCTAAATATGAGTTGACTTTGCCATCACAACAAAAGACCATTAAGTATAGACCTTTTCTTGTGAAAGAGGAAAAAGTTTTGCTCATGGCGATGGAATCAGGTGACGCAAAAGAAATGTTATCTGCCATCAAAGAGATAGTTAAATCATGTACCTTCGGTGAGATGATTGCTGAAGAATATCCTATGTTTGATATTGAATATGTATTTTTACAAATACGGTCAAAATCAGTAGGTGAAAAAACAAAACTAAAAATTTTGTGTCCTGATGACGGCAAAACATATGCTGAAACAGAGATTGATTTATCTAAAATAGAGGTTTATGTTGATGATGACCATACACCAAATATAATACTTGATGAAAGTAGAAAATTAGGTGTAGTGATGAGATATCCAGCTTTGAAAGATGTCAATGCTGATACACTTGCAGGTGATATTAACATACAAAAAACTTACGATATGATAACAAATTGTATTGACCAAATTTATGAGGGTGAACAAGTCTTTTTAAGAAAAGATACATCTGAAAAAGAGTTAAAAGAATTTGTTGATGGTTTATCGGCAGACCAAATGAAAAAGTTAAGTGCTTTTTATAATAGTATGCCTAGACTAGAACATAAAATTATGGTGAAAAACCCGAAGACAGAGGTTGAGTCAGAGGTAACATTAAAGGGACTAGCAAGTTTTTTCGGATAGCCCTCTCACATGATTCGTTAACGAATTATTTTGAAACTAATTTTGCTTTAATGCAACATCATAAATATTCGTTAAGTGAACTTGAAAATATGTTACCTTGGGAGAGGGAGGTATATGTTTCGTTATTAGTTAACTATCTCAAAGAAGAAAAAGAGCGTAGAGAACACGAAAAGAAACGAGGAAGATAAATGGCTGAAGAAATAAAAGATGTAAAAGTCGCAACACCAAAACAAAAGGTGCAAGTTGATTTAGAAGTAGATACTTCTATCAAAGACCTTGGTGTAAATCCATATGCTAAATTAATTCATATGGCGAGAGCTGTTGACGCTTGGAGAATATTTCCAAGATTGTTTTTAACAGTTTACATTATATTATTATATAAATGTGTAATATGGTATATGGACTTATCTGCTCCTACTATGGAACAGAGTGGGCTAATCAGTATCGTTGTTGGTGCTGGCGCTGCCTGGTTCGGTCTATACACAGGAACAAGTAAAGGTAAAAAATAGTGGAACAAACAATAGATAATTCAGGAACATTTAACAAAACTATTAATATGGGAGATGGTAGTATGGGAGATGTACAGGCAGGTATTGAGTTTATCTATCATATGAGAGAACATATATTAGATGTAGGAGTTGCTACAGTTTATCTATTTGTATGTTACGGTATTTACCTATTAATGAAAAAGTATATTAAGTAATGGATATAGAACTTAAAAATCAATCAGTTGTAGAAATAGGCAAAGCAGTTGGCGATAATGTCAACTCTATGATACCACAAAGTCAGGCATTAGTGCCTGCTGGTGCAACAGCACCTGCTGTAGAACCTATGCCTATGAATCCTTTTGATAGTATGATGATTGTACTATCAGAAATAAGAGATGGTATTTACTCATTGGTTGATAAGTTTAGTGATAGTGTATCTTTACAACAAGACCAAATACAAGACCAAGCAATGGCACAAGACCTTGCTCAAGTTAGTGGCGGTGAAGATACAGCACCACCTGAAGATGACGCAGGTGATGATAGAAGTTTCTTACAAAAAGGTAAAGATAAAGTAAGTGAACTTATGGGTGCAGGTGGTTTAAAAGGTATGTTAATCAAAGGTGGATTAATATTTGGTCTATTAGGTATTGCTAAGTTAATGCAAAAATATGGTAAAGAGATTGCAGAAAAGGTAGCACCTATTGTAGATGGTATAAAAGCTTTCTTTAGTGTATTCGTTGATAATATAGGTCCTTTATTTGATAGTGCTGTCGAAATGGTGAAAACAGCTATTGGTGGTTTGTTAGATATATTTAAGGGTCTATTTACAGGTGACGCAAGTACATTTTTAAGTGGTATCAAAAAAATATTTGTAGATTTTCCTATTCAATTAGTATCATATATTGGTGAGGCATTTTTTGGTCTATTAGAAGCTGCCTTGACAGCATTTGGTTTTGACGCAACATATGTCAAAGATATAAAAGAATTTTTTAGAATGTTACCAGAAAAGATTAGTGAACTATTTGCCAAAGTTGGTGAATTCTTTACAGTAACAATACCAGAAAAAGTAACAGAAATAAAAGACGCAATAGTAAACTTTTTCAATGATAAAATTGTAACACCTATTAAAGGTTTATTTACAGATATTGGTACTTTCTTTACTGTTACTGTTCCAGAAAAGTTTACTGAAGTTTCAAACAATGTAACAGAGTTTTTTACAGGCATTGTTACAAGTATAAAAGGTTTCTTTACAGACGCAGTTAATTTTGTAACAGTTACTATACCAGAAAAGATAGCTGAAGTATCAAAAGGTATTGTAGATAAGTTTACCGAGATAAAAGACCAGATTATAGATTTTGCAATGGCACCATTTAGAAAAATAAAAGAACTTATGCAAAACTTGTTAGTTGGTATTTTAGAATCAGTTGAAGGTCTACCATTTATTGGTGACAAAGCAAAAGCATTAAAAGAAAAAATATTAGGTGAAAGTGGTGGTGCAACAGAAACACTAGATACTGCTGGCACAGGTGACGCCTCTATTGCAGAAGCGGCTGCTATGCCTGAACCAAAAATTGTAACAAATGAAATGGGTGATGTAGTAAATCCAGATACAGGTAAGAAAGTTAAGTTTGGTCGTAATGATGAAGAAAGTGCTGCTCAATATGCCGCTGAACTATCTAAAATGGGTCAAGGTCAATTTGAACCATATTTTGAAACAAAAGGTCTTAATCATTATGCAATCAGAAAAGTTGGTGAATCAATAACAGGTGCAGGTGGCACAACAACAGGTGGTGCAACAGGCGGTGAATTAAATAATGCTGGCGCTGAGTTTGTAGGCACAGGTGGTAATGGTGCTGGTGGTAATTTAAGTATTATGAACGAGGGTGCTAAAGTAAATACAGTATCAGCAAATCAAACCCATATGAGTGAAGATACAGGCACAGCTGATAAAAAAGTACAAGACGCTTTATACGATAATTAGTAAATACCTAATTCTTTTTCAGTAAATATTTTAAATTGCATATTTTGGTCTTCACAATATTTAACAGCAGCTTTCCATTTAGATTGATTACGAATAAACTCAACTTGTTCACCAAAGAATCTTCTTGTTTTTCTCTTGCCAGGTTTTGGTGGTTTAAGATACTTTGCAGGTTTAATCTCTATCATAAAACGCTTGCCTTGTTTTGTTTTTATGATAAAGTCAGGAAAATATCTATGAACTTTCTTGTCAATAGGACTAAAGTATGGTATTGCTAATTCTTCACTTGCCCAATAAATTATGTCA